GGAATAAGCATCAGCTCACGCAGATTGTACTGCGGCATAAACTGTTCTTTGATGAAGTTTGCTTCTTCAAAAGTAATAGGCAAGTCGATAGTAACACGACAATGCATCTTATCACGCAGTAGTGCATCTGGAGTATCGATAATCTGACTGAGTTTATATGTTCTATAAACAGGCTGTCCGGGCCAAGTATGGTACTCGGGCTTACCGCCCCACTCTAACACCATCATGCCGCGATCGTCGTCGCCAGCGTCTGCATAGTTGTGTGGAAATGCATTACCGATGTAAGTTACATTACCCTTACTCTGCCGCTTGTGAAAGTGCCCGCTGAATACGTATTCTTGATGACCAAAGTGTCCCGCTTGTAATTGTCCGTGATCTGGCATCTGTACCATAGCATTCATATAAAACAGAGGTAGCTCTAAATGCCCAAACAAATATCTGCTTTTTAATTTAGGAATTTCTTTCCACTCGTCACCTACAAGCCAAGGCATAATAGTTACGTCACCTTGTGTAAGTGTTTCTCTAATAGGCACAATGTTAGGAAACAGTCGCATAAACTCAACAGAATTGATTTCACGTTTGTCTTTATAGAACAAATCGTGATTGCCTAGAATGAAATAGACTTTTTCAAAACTTTGACTTAGTTTTTCTAAGTTTGACACAGTATAATTCATAGTGCTAACATCAGTAGTACTGCGATTGTGATGCCAATCACCTAGAAAAATTGCAGTTTCACAGCCTTGCTCTTTGGCCGTATCGCAAAACCAATTAACAAATTCTTCGCAATCTTGATTGTGTGTGCGACTACCGCTTTTAAGTCCAAAGTGTATGTCGGTGAAGCAGGCTACTTTTTTAAATAGATTCATAGATATATTATACTACCTTAGTTTGAAAAGATCAATCAGAGTCCGAACCGCCATCAACCGATCCACCTGAGGATGCTCCGGCTGCAACATTAACGCTGCCACCTGAGTTTTGACGACTCCAACTTGGATTCATACCGTTCATTTCTAAGATATCGTCACGGATGTTTTGATTGCGTTTTTCAATATTAATAATGCGTACAAAACTATTGGTAACCGCGGCAGTATAATACGCAAATGGATTATCACTTTTTGATTCATCGAATTGCAACCCAATTTGAGTTAGCTGTAAAATAGCCTGACCCCGCATTTCGTCGTTGTATGTATATCCTCGGACGTTGCCGCGAGTAGCATATCTCTCGCATAGTTTTAAGAACATACGAGCTAGATTGTCAGTCATCTGGCCGTGCTCTTTGTTAAACTCGCCTGTTTTTAAATCTCCCTTCCAATGACTTTTGCCAACTAGTATTAGATTATTATTAGCATCAAACTTCCAATGTTGAAACGGAGGAAAATTTACCTTGTCGTGACTGTCTGCGGTATTCTTTAGTGTCTTTTTACGACCCGGAGCCAACGGAACATGTTCAAAGGTCATTACTCTAAAAATTACATCTTCTTTTTTAATAGTTTTGTAGTCGATTTCAAATTCTTTAGCAGGCAGTTTTTTACCACCCGCTAGAACTGCTGTTTCATGAGCCAGTTTAGCTAGTCTCGAAGCACGATTACGCTTGGCTTCTGCAATGGTTCTAATATTAATTTTTTCTAAATTAGGTACAATTAAATCGTAATCTGCAAACGATTTATCGGTGTAAGAACAGTAAGTATTCTTGCTGCGATGTATTTCTTTTAGTAGATCTTTGTTAGTTAGATACTTTATCTTTGGAACAGTCATTGATTATAATTCTCCGGTTAGTAATATAATAGCACATTTTTGCAATAATAAATAGACTATATGACAGGGAAATTCACTCAAAATGCCATTAAATATTAATCCTATTGCTCAATTAGTAGCCTCGGTATCCGACGGAATATCTCGAGCATCGAACGAAGCAGGCAATTCATTTGCCGCAGGCACAAATATGTTGGATAAGGCTAATTTAGATTCAAAAATTAGCCAGTTATCCGGCGGCTTGAATTCCGGACTTAATGGGCTTGCAGGCAATGTAAAAGGTGCAGCAGGAACAGCATTGGGCGGTATCGGTAATAGTATCACAAGCACAGTCTCCGGTGGTATTAATACACTTCAAAGCGTCGCTGGATCTACCAGCAATTTAACAGCTGACATTGCCGGTGGCCTAAATAAATTAGCAGGCGGTAGTCTCGGAGGTGGCCTAATGAGTCTTGCAGGATCAATAAGCAAAGCCGCTGGCATGTTGAACAATGTACTTAGTCTCAAGAGAGGAATCAATCTTCCATCGGGAGCAGAAGCTTTTATCAAACAAGGCACAGCAATTAAACTATCCCCAGGTGCAAAAAATGATTGGCGTGTAAGAATCACATGTCAGTGGAATATTTTTAACAGTCCGCTGTTTGCATTATTAGAAAATACAGGCGGTGTTGTTTGGCCATTTTTGCCAAACATTACCGTATCAACCAAAGCAGATTATTCTGCTATCAGCACCACACACAGCAACTACACAAACTATGCCTACAAAAGCAGCATGGTAGATGATATAACAATCACAGGCGAGTTTAGTTGCGAAACAGAAACAGATGCTGCTTATTGGATTGCAGCTACTACATTCTTTAAGACAGCAACAAAAATGTTTTTCGGTCAAGGCGAGTATGCAGGCAATCCGCCGTTAATTTGTAACCTAACAGGGTATGGTGCTAGCATATTTGACAAGGTGCCAGTTATCGTAAAAAGTTTTTCAGTTGATCTCAAAGACGATGTTAATTACGTTCGATGCAACGCCTTTGGAACTAACACTTGGGTTCCGGTGTTGAGCACAATTACTGTAGTTGTTTCTCCAGTATACAACAGACAAAGACTACGACAGTTTAGCCTACAAGACTATGCTCGTGGCAAGACCGCTGACAGCAGCGGAGTAGGATACATCTAATGGCAACCTACGGCAGCGCCAGTCCTTGGGCCACAACCTCACAGAATTCTCTATATCTAAATCTATTAGACATTAGACCAGTGCCCGCAGAAAATGATGATTATAGATATGTGATTGAAAATCAATATCGACACAGACCAGATCTACTAGCCTACGATCTGTATGGCGAAGTTAAATTGTGGTGGGTGTTTATGCAAAGAAATATGAATGTGATAAAAGATCCTATATATGACTTTGTCCCAGGTACAGTAATCTACCTTCCTAAAAAAGGCAACCTAGAAAAATTCCTAGGAGTGTAAGATGGCTTCTGCTACCGATTTAATTAAACAAACTGAAAAAACAAAGAAACAACTTGATGCATTAGCCGAATCTATTAGGCGCGAAAGAGCAATAACTGGACGAATAAACAACGGCCGCCTTGCAGAATATAATGCGTTATCAAACACGTACTACACACAGGTTGCACAGGCGTCCGCTGCATTAAACAGAGAAGCAACAATAGCTAAAGCCGCAATAATTACAAATACTCCAGCATTATATGTAAATTCGTCAAATAGTAGATTAAAAACACTTGGTGTTGCAGCCTTGTCTTTACAAGGGGCCGCTGCATTGTCTTCTTTTTTACGAAAACCTGACGGTACGCCAATATCATCAGTCAACTCGCAGTCAGTTCTTGGTCGAGGCACAGTTTCAAATATCACTAATTTTGCAAAGTCTAGGGCTACAGATTTTTTAAAAAACGGCAATACTTCAACCCTTTCAGATCCTACTAAGGCCAGCTCGTCTTCCAAAAAAAATCTGCCTAATCTAGTTCCTAACCCTATGGAACAGTTTGCTTCATATTCGTGTTTATGGACACTAGCCTGCCTAACTCCGGAGCAGTTTAATAATCCTGCATCTTACAGAAGCAACCCACAGACATTGAACAACATTGTATTTTCATCAGGCGGCAGATACGACAGTCAGCGAGTAAAAACATTTTTTGGAACTCCTGAATATTTTATTAATAATTTTCAAATGAACTGTATTATCGGAACCAATGAAAAAACTGGAAACAGCAACGCTATTAAATTTTCTTTCGATATTGTTGAGCCACATTCTATGGGGCTATTATTACAGAGCATGCAGAATGCTGCAGTGAAAGCTGGATATCTCAGCTATCTTGATAATGCACCTTATGTGCTGCGTATGGATATTCAAGGCTATGATGAATTAGGCAGAGTAATAAAAAGCATTAAACCTAAATTCTTTACACTAAAAATAGTGTCAATGAAATTTTCAGTTAATGAGGGCGGCTCTCTCTACAAAGTAGAAGCCATACCTTATAACCATCAAGGATTTTCAGATACAGTAAATGTTACATATACTGATATAAAAATTTCAGGAGATCTCAAAGGTAAAGGCATTGTGTCAGAAGTGTTGGCCACTAGCAAAGACAGTTTGGCCGCAGTTTTAAATCGTAACGAAGACAAATTAAAAGTTGAAGGCAGGATAGGAGAACCTGATCAATATGCTATTCAGTTTCCTACCTTAGCCGGCGAGTGGAAGAGTTCTGCAGGAACTCCACTAACAGCTAAAAATGCTACAGTAGATCCATTAGCGACCGCTCAAGCATTGATAAAGGTTACCGGAGGCGCTGCCAAACCTCAAGATACTGTAAATCAATTAGTAAATGAATTAGGTACAGCTAGTTTAGGGTTTGATGGAAAAAGAGGCGGCAATATATTATTCAAACGAGCAGATGATCAAATAGATGCCAAGACCGGAGTTATAAAAAGAGACGGTATGACCATTGATCCCAAGGCACGAGCCTTTCAATTTGGTCAAGGGCAGTCACTAACTTCTATGATAAACCAAGTTATTTTAAGTTCTGACTACGCTAAAAAGGCCATACTAGATAAAAATCAAGGCGGGTTTGGAACCACCCCTGAAGGATATATTAAATGGTTTAAACTTGATGTTCAGGTAGAATTGTTAAAATATGATCCCATCACAGGAGACTATGCTAAAAAAATTACCTATCGTGTAGTGCCTTACTACATTCATCAAAGTATATTTTCCAACCCAAGTTCTGCACCTGTGGGATATTCTGAACTAATGAAAACAGTGGTTAAAGAATATCAATATATCTACACAGGACAAAATGTTGATGTGCTAAAATTTGATATCAATATCAATAATTTATTTTATGCTGGTGCAAATCCTAGTCCTGAAAATCAAGGATCAAAAACTGATAACCAAGATCAAAAACTGTCAGAGCAAAAAAACAAAACAGCTAGAACCGGTCAAGGCCAAGCCGCTGCGTCACAAGCGGCTCAGATGGGTCGAGCTAGGCCGGACCGAGATCCTAGACTACTCAAAGGTTACAAAGGCGGAAATCCCGACAAGACCACAGAACAGAATATTGCTGAAAGTTTTCAGCAGGCATTTATCAGCGGTAACAGTGCAGACTTAGTTACAGTTGATTTAGAGATTATGGGCGATCCTTATTGGATAGTAGACAGCGGCATTGGTAACTATTTTGCCTCAGCTCCGTCGCCTGTTTCGCAGATTACCAACGACGGTACTATGAACTATGAAAGCGGCAATGTCTATATCTATCTAACATTTAGAACTCCTGCTGATATCAATGAAACTACAGGTCTTTATGATTTTTCCGTAGCAGGAAAAGAAAGCCCGTTTAGCGGCATATACAGAGTTAATATGTGTGAAAATACATTTTCAGATGGACAATGGAAACAAAAACTCAAATGCCTACGTATGCCTGGACCACAAGGCCCTGAAGCTGATAAAACAACTCAGGGTACGTTGGCTACAGTAATATCAGCTGTTGGTAACAGTGCTATAGAAGTAGGACCAGAAGATCCTGCTAAAACATCGCCTACCGACGATCCTAACTTAAATACTGCTCCTGCTAACGGCGGCGCCGGTCCGCAGACTGCTGGAAATGGATCTTCAGCTGCTAATGCCCAAACAGTTAATACATCAACTGCCGGCACTAGACGAGTGGGCTTTAGATACTACAGAGACCTAGGACAAAATTAAGGATATTAAATGGCACAACACAGACGATCATCGGCAGCCAACGACGGAAGGACCGGCGGACTAACCGACGGCATATACATTGCCCGAGTAATTAGCCACCTTGATCCTACCTTCATGGGATCGCTAGAAGTTACACTGCTTAAAGATCAAGGCAACACCGCCGGTGACGACAGTCAAATTCATATTGTAAAATATGCCTCGCCGTTCTTTGGTTATACACCATTTGAGTTCATGGGCAAAAATGACGGAACCGCATCAACTATAGAAGGATTTAATGACACACAAAAATCATATGGCATGTGGATGGTGCCGCCTGATGTTGGAGTTAATGTTCTAGTATTGTTTGTTGATGGAGATCCTAGTCAAGGTTATTGGTTTGCCTGTGTGCCTGGACGAAACATTAATAACATGGTACCGGCAATTGCTGCTTCGACAGAAAATACTTTAGATCCCGTAGATAAACAAAGATATGGCAACACCAAACAGCCGTTACCTGTAGCTGAAATAAACAAAAGGATCAACGGCGAAAGACAGGAAATAGATCCCGAAAAAATCAAAAAAGTAGTACACCCTATCGCTGATAGATTTTTAGAGCAAGGCTTGTTAGATGACGATATACGAGGCACTACTACATCGTCACCGAGAAGAGAAGTTCCTGGTATGGTATTTGGTATATCAACCCCCGGCCCGGTAGATAGAAGAACCAACGCTAAAAAAGCAGTGATAGGTAAGAATGACAGCAAGTCTGCTCCGATACCTGTGAGCAGACTAGGTGGAACACAATTGGTTTTTGATGATGGCGATGATAGATATCACAGAGAAAAATCTGCAGCCGAAGGCCCAGTCAAATATGTTGATCTACTAGAAAGTAAAAACAGTAACGACCAGGGTCAGCCAACTATTCCCTACAGTGAATACTTTAGAGTGCGTACTAGAACCGGTCATCAATTATTGATGCACAATTCTGAAGATTTAATTTACATTGGAAATGCTAGAGGTACTACCTGGATTGAATTAACCAGCAATGGCAAGATTGATATCTATGCTCAAGACAGTATTAGTATTCATACTCAGACAGATTTAAACATTAGAGCAGATCGTGACATCAACATGGAAGCGGGAAGGAATTTTAACCTTAGAACAGAGTCGGGTAAATTTCACGCAGAAATTGCCACAGATCAAGAATGGTTGGTCAATAATGACGCAAAGCTCACAGTAGGTGCTAACTTAGATGTGCTAGTAGGCGCCGCATTAAAAATGTCTTCCAACACTGATTTTGAGTTGGCCACCAACACGGAACTTAAGGTATCAGCAGCCGGCGATATCAGCGTAGGCACTCCGTCAGAACTCAAATTAAACGGTAGCAAAATTCATCTTAACGGTCCAACAAATGCCGAGACAGCAGCAGTAGCAGACTTTGTTAAGCCGTACGAGCTGAGAGACAATCCAGCAACTAGCACCAATGTAGGATGGGAAGTAAAACGATATCAGTCAGGAATAGTTAAAAGTCTTATGAAACGTATTCCTATGCATGAGCCTTGGCCTTTACACGAAAATCAAGCTCCAGCTCAGCTGACTCCAAAAAATACAGATAGGGATGTGTAATCATGGGTAAACTTTATAATCAAAAATCAGTAGCAACATCGAAAGCAGTAGTGTCTGAAAATCAAGGTATGTTTACCTACAAAGGATTTAGCTCAAAAGAATCTGCCAACAACTACAAGCTCTATGATATTGATCTAGTAAAACAGGATCTTCTAAATCATTTCTATATTCGCAAAGGTGAAAAGTTAGAAAATCCATCATTCGGCACGGTGATTTGGGATATGCTATTTGAACAATTCACTGAGGATGTAAAGAACATCATTGCCAAAGATGTAGAAGATATTATCAATTATGATCCTCGTATTGCGGTAAATGAAGTACAGATAGACAGCACAGATCAAGGTATCAGGATACAAGCAGATATTGTTTATATTCCTTTTAATGTCAATGAACGCATGACATTTAACTTTGATAAGACTAATTCTACGATAATCTGAGCAGTTTATTTTCCAAGGTAAATATGGTATATGACAACAACTAGCAGACAAAATAATCTCATTTTAAACCAAGACTGGACTAGAATATACCAGACTTTTAAAAATGCAGACTTTAAATCCTACGACTTTGAGAATCTTCGTAGAGTAATTATCACTTATCTACGTGAAAATTATCCTGAAGATTTTAACGATTATATTGAAAGTTCAGAATATCTAGCATTAATCGATGCAGTAGCTTTCCTAGGACAGAGTCTAGCATTCCGTATTGATCTTGCCAGCCGCGAAAACTTTATTGAACTCGCAGAAACAAAAGAAAGTGTGCTACGAATTGCTCGCATGTTGAGCTACAATGCTAAACGTAATATTTCTGCTAGCGGATTGTTAAAATTTACCTCAGTGACCACCACAGAAGATCTAGTAGACAGCAATGGTCGTAATTTAGCACAACAGATTATTTCATGGAATGATCCTACAAACACCAACTGGTTAGAGCAGTTTATTACAGTATTAAATTCTGCCATGGCAGACAATACAGAGTTTGGTCGTAGCCAAGGATCTGCAGTTATTCAAGGAATACCTACAGAACAATATAGATTTAGAACAACCAGTACAGATGTGCCGTTGTTTTCTTTTACTAAAACAGTAGCAGCTCGAGGCATGAGCTTTGAGATAGTTTCTACTGCATTTAAGAACAGCGAAAACGTCTACGAAGAACCGCCAGTTCCGGGAAACCAGTTAGGGTTTGTTTATAAAAATGACGCCACAGGTCCCGGAAGCCCTAATACTGGTTTCTTTTTAATGTTCAAACAAGGCACATTAGAACTGGCAGATTTTTCAATAGATATTCCAACTACTAATGAAAAAATTGCAGTGGATGCAGCCAACATTAACAACGATGATATTTGGTTATACAGTTTAAATTCTGCAGGCGTGCAGCTTCAAGAATGGACAAAGGTTTCTAACCTAACCGGTAACAACATTGCCTATAATAGTATAAGTCAAGATATAAGAAATATCTATGCAATTAACACCAAAGAAAACGACACAGTTGATTTAGTTTTTACAGACGGGGTTTATGGAAATTTACCGCAAGGAGCCTTTAGGGTATATTATAGAACCAGCAATGGATTATCATATACAGTGTATCCTAATGAGCTTAGAGGAATTAATATCGGAGTCGGATACATTAATAAGGCTGGTGTTGAACACACATTAACTATTGGGCTAGCACTACAATCAACAGTAGCTAACTCTGCTGCATCGGAAGATATTAACACCATTAGAACCAATGCTCCGGCAGCATATTACACACAAAATCGAATGATTACTGCAGAGGATTACAATCTAGCGCCTCTGACTGCTTCGCAGAATATTGTAAAAATTAAATCAGTTAATCGAACTTCAAGCGGTATTTCAAGAAATTATGATTTGTTAGATGCTTCTGGAAAATACAGCAGTATAAATGTATTTTGCGATGACGGATATATCTACAAAGAAGAAACAGAAACTGTGTTAAGTTTTAAATTTGACAATGTAGTTGATGTTATTAATTTTATTAGACGATCTATTGAACCTGCATTTCTAGATTCTGAAGTTTATAATTTTTATTTTACAAAGTTTGATAGAATTTTATTTACAGATCCCAACACAGTTTGGCAGGCGGTAACTACTACAACTTCTACTGGATATTTTAAAAATATCATAGATAACTCGTTGTTGAAGGTTGCCTCATATTCGACCAGCAACTTAAAATATTGCACTGTGGAATCTCTGATTAAATTTATTCCTCCGCAAGGCAAAGCATTTCGCAGAGGACTAATAGTTGATATTGATACTACAGATCCAGAACAAACTGATAGATTATGGACTAAAGTTGTTAAAATTGCAGGCGATGGCACTAATGCTGGTCGAGGAGTACTAACTAGCGGCCTTGGACCAATTACATTGAGTGACACTATTCCTTCAGGAGCAATTGCGTCTAGAATCGTTCCTCGGTTTGTTTCTAATTTAAGCAATTCGTTAGAAATTGAAATTGTTAATCAAGCAGTTCAAAATTTAAATTTTGGACTACGATATGATGTAGATACATCGGATTGGAAAGTTATTACAGGCTCAAATTTAAATCTGATCGGAGCTTTTACTCTAGGTAAAGCAGGAGACGTGTCCAACACAAATGTTGACTCGTCATGGACTATTGCATTTGTAAAAGAATTAGATCGCTACACAGTAAGAATTAGAAAATTAAGTTATGTGTTTGGCAGCCTAGAACAAAATCGATTCTATTTTGACGGCACTGAAAAACGATACAATGATCAACTAGGCACAGTTGTTAAAGATCAAATAAAAATATTGAGTGTCAATACTGGTAAAGATCTAATAACCGAACTTCGTCAAGAAATTCCTTTTGAAATTTTAGACACAATCAAATTTAACGACGGGTATGAAAGCACCTCTGAGTTAAAATTAGCATTTTATGATTCAGATACCGATGGAGTAATTGATAATCCCGAAGCATTTGAAAAAATTGTAGGCACCGATCAAGAATTAAATTATCTATTTTTTAAAGAAACTGTAGATCAATTTGGTACCACTCAATACATATTAGTAAACAATGTTAATGATTTTATTTTAATCAGAGAAAAAGAATCAGTAGTTGATTTTACAGACACTGTGCAATATCCAAATGGTCAATTAATTTATTTTTATGACATTGATCAAGATGTAATTAAATCAGTTAACAGAAATACAAATACTCTTGATCTTGATAGAACATACAAGGCAGTGATTGGTAGAAGAAATCTTAAATTTCAGTATATTCATAATGCCAACGTTGATCGTAGAATAGATCCTAGCTCTAGCAATATTATTGATATATTTCTTTTGATTAGATCTTATGATGAAGCATATAGAATATGGTTGTCAGGAGGTACATCTGTCGAACCCGAAGCTCCAAGCACTGACGGCTTGAGAATTGCATTTGGATCAAACTTGTCTCAAATTAAATCCATCAGCGACGAAATCATTTATCACCCTGTAAAATACAAAGTATTGTTTGGCGATAAAGCAGATTCTAAACTACAAGCAGTATTTAAAGTAGTTAAAAATCCCAATCAGTCAATTAACGATAATGATCTAAAGGTTAGAATTATTTCAGCAATAAACGAATTTTTTAATATCAACAATTGGGACTTTGGCGATAGATTTTACATGAGTGAATTAACAACATATATCTTGAATTCTCTTGCACCTGATCTAAGCAATATCGTAATTGTACCTAAACAAGCAGATCAAGTATTTGGAAGTTTGTTTGAAATACAAAGCAAGGCAGACGAAATATTAATCAGCGGAGCTACAGTTGATAATATTATCATAGTCAAGTCTATAACTGCCGCAGAAATTGGCACTAGCATTAACAATATAACTACAGCGACTTAATAATATGGCAGATAACAAATTTCCTAAAAGCGGGTTACCAATCAGAAGATCTGTAGAACTCCTGCCCGCGGTGTTCCAAACAGAAGCCAACAATAAATTTTTATCTGGTGTAGTAGATCCGTTAGTTCAACCCGGAGTGTTAGATAAAGTAGTAGGTTATATCGGTCGTAGATACGGAAAAACATACACCGGCTCAGATGTTTATGTAGATACCGATAACACACTAAGAAGCCGATATCAGCTAGAGCCCGGGGTAATCTATAGGAAAGGCGATAAAATTGAAAACTTTTACGACTATATAGATTTTAAAAACCAGTTGAGATTTTTTGGCAATTTTGATAATAGAGACGACAAGATTAATGACCAGGAACACTATACCTGGAATCCGCCCATCGATTGGGATAAGTTTATTAATTATAGGGAATATTATTGGGTGCCGAATGGCCCCCCAGACGTTCCAGTATTTGGTCAAAACGCAGGTGTATCTAGCACATACAAAGTAGTGCTAGGTGCTACAAAAAATTCATTTGTATTCACTCCTGATTCTTTTACAAATAATCCTACTATTACCTTATACAGAGGACAAACATATTATTTTAAAATCAATGCCCCCGGTGAAGGATTTTTCATTAAAACAAATTATGACACAGGATCTCTGTTATTCAGACCCTATGATCAATATTTTGCCGGCGACCTCACAGTCTATGATGGAAAACTATTTAGAGCCAAACAAAATATTCCTATTGCCGACGGCAGTTCTGTAGACCTAGACAGCCAGGATTGGGAATATCTAGAGCCAGCAGCCTCTGGCACAGCACTTGATTACACAAAAGGTATAACCAACAATGGTACAGAAAACGGCACGCTAACATTTGAAGTTCCGTATGATGCTCCTAGCATACTGTATTATCAAGGGCTTATTACTCCAGATGCATTTGGTAGATTTATAATTGCAGACATTGAAGAAAATACTAAAATAGATGTTGAAAAAGAAATTGTGGGCAAATCTTCTTATACTTCTGCTAACGGTATAGAATTTACCAACGGACTAGTAGTTGAATTCAAAGGTATGGTTACACCTGAAAAATACGCTACTGATACTTGGTTGGTAGAAGGAGTTGGCCGCGCAATTACTTTGACCAAATTTGCTGACTTAATTGTTCCTACTTTATCAGGAGCAGAAGTTCCTGAAATATTGTTTGACAATGATGGCTTTGACACACAGCCATTCGATGATGCAACATCTTTCCCTACATATAAAGATTATATTACTATAGCCAAAGACAGTATAGATGCCAACCCCTGGAGTCGTTACAATAGATGGTTTCATAGAAGCGTTTTAGAAAAAGCCTACAAACTTCGCGGCGACGATTTCCCTGCAGACGAAGCAACCCGAGCCAAAAGACCAATTATTGAGTTTTCCGCAAATCTGCAATTATTCAATCACGGGTCGGTATCTAAACAAACAGTTGATTACATCGACATATTTACTACAGATGTATTTTCCACAATTGAGGGAAGTATAGGCTATAACATAGACGGTGAAAAATTATTCGAAGGTGCAAGAGTATTAGTTACGGCAGATACTGATAAACTAGTTAATAATAAAATTTACGAAGTTAAATTTATACGGCACATCAACACTACGCAGATACATCTTCAGGAAACAGATGACTCGATTTCTAATCTTAATGAGGGTGTGTTAATTCGTAGAGGAATACGTAATGGTGGAAAAATGTTTCATTACAATGGAACATCGTGGGTGTCTAGCCAAGCTAAACTTACGGCCAATCAACCACCGCTATTTGATGTATTTGATAAAACCGGAGTAAGTTTTTCAGATCCTGTAACGTACCCAACCAGTACATTTTTAGGAACAAAATTATTAAGTTACAAACCAGGTAACGGCCGACTAGACACAGAACTAGGGTTTAGTCTAAGTTATCTAAACATCGATAACGTTGGAGATATACAATTTAACTGGGACTGGGATACAGATATTGTAAATTACACTGTGAACAGATTGCCAGTG